ATACCGGCTGGAGGTAAAATACTCTTTGGGCTGCAAACATAGAGTTTCAAATACATAACACGTGCTGTATTGTTTTTTAATCGGAAAGTCGTTTCTTGCTTAATAACGTTAACTTTCAAAGTTTCAGGTTCAAAAACTCCACTTAAACCACTATAACTAGGGTTTAAACCTCCTGCTCTGCTTCCATATAAAACACTAGCAACGTATCCAATCCAATTAGGATCAAACATTTGTGTATAATTGTTTGATTTATATCCAATTTGAATCAATGATTGCCCTAGATCCTTCAATACTTTTCTTTCACTAAAAGTCTCCATAAAAGTACCCGTTCCTGGATATGGTTTCAAAATTTCCTTAACCTGTTTCCGTAATTTTCTTGAGATTTTGACCTTCTTCTTAATACCCTCCTTATGCACTTTGGTTCCCTTTTGTCCAGTAGCTTTAACTCTCAAATAACCTCCGCCGTTTGATGATGCAAACGAACTACGAGAACTACGAGAACTAGCTATCGACATACTAGAACGACGTGTACTATTACTTTTAACACTACCCCTGCGAGAACCAGAAGCTTTAGAAGATACCGGTTTCCACGAGCTCGGTACTGAAACGTATCCTCCGTATGGTCCTGATGATCCTTTAACGAGCTTTCTTTTGACTGGCGGCATCTTTTTCGTTTTATTTTTAGTTAAGAATCTTGGCCGAATCCACCCTCTATAAGCTTGATGAGCTGCATAAGCTCCTGGTACATCAGCAACAATAAAACCCAATGTGTCAGCAGCGACATTACCGGCAAAATCCATTTAGTAAACTTTTTTTATTCAAAAAAAACTATTTCAACTCGCCGGTAAAAAGCTGCTAATGTTTCAGCGTCCAAGTCTGGCCACCATTGGGATGGGTGAGTGTTAGAAGTGAACCAGAATCTTTCAGCACACAAGGGCACACTAGATCCCTTGACTTCAACTCGAACCGGGTATCGATCCAACCACCGCAAAACATGGGCGATGTCGATTCCTCCACGAAATTCATCGACGACAACATGTTTCTGACCGCTATACCCACACCAGAATTTTGTTCTTGGATCCTTAGGATAACCTTCCAAACCGGACTCTTCCCAGGCTTTTCTAGACTTACCAGTTCCTGTTCTGCCCCAGTAGACAACACAAGTTCGCTCCATGCCAACTGGAAGTAAAAACTCCGCGCGGATGGCTCGCAATGCAAAGTAACTTCGTATTCGCACATCCGCGGGAATACTGCCAAAATCTCCGGTGATGGCGGCGGACCAAACAGAGTCCCAATCGGTGGATGAGTTTCGTCTAAATGGCTTTTCCCCGAGTTCAAACTGGGTTCCCGGGACTCTAGTAGCCTCCTTCCAAACGTAGTCCTCCGCAGCAGCCGATCGGGTGAGCTCCCAATGGTAAGGCCCGAACAACTCCCGAAGGGATCGAATAGACTGTTTTCGGCTACAGTGGATAATGACTTGCCAGTGGAGGAAACCGGACTCTGCCAATTCGAGCTGCCCTTTGATGTACACGATCCCAGGGGGGAGCCAAGGCGTGAACCCCTCGTGGGGGATAGTTCCGAGCCAGATAATTCCTTGCCTGCGAGCCATTGATCCATTTTTTTGATGAAAATTATAAAAAAAATCGTCCTTTATATATAAAATGTGGCGTTTTCGGCGAATTTTTGATTGGCTCGGAGATTTAAATAAAAATAAGACTTTATTTTTCCTTATTTTTCCTTATTTTGCCACTGTGGCTGGTGTGGCGTGTGGCGCAGCTCGCCTCCGGCGGCCCTGCGGGGCTAGCCCCCCCCTAAAGGGGGTGGCTGTGGTGTGTGAGAATTGAGAAGTCGATGTTAAGTAATACTATGAGTTCTCAAAATCACGTGATATTGAGTACTCAGGTCTTAACATCGATAAGTTATAGGGTAAAAAAAGTAGTAGAAAAAGATATACTTACCCCTTTTGTCGAGCGGGCGATTATAGTAAGTAGTAATCACGTGACCCTAAACTAACCCTAAAACCCTAAACCCTAAAACCCTAAACTAACCCTAAAATAAATCGTAGCGGTTTTTATTAAAACTAAATGGCAATAGTAGCCGGGGCTTGTGGGTTTTCATCTTCAACAACTCCAACTGGTCCAACAGGGCCCAAATTAGAATAATCAGCAAGCCAATAAGGATCGTCTTTTCGCTGATTAAGTGGTTGATTGGCCCCTGATACAAATGCAGCTGGATTCTTAATTCCAGTTTGATCCGGTTGAGAAATCTTAGTATAATTCGTTGTTTCTACTAACAAACCATAAGGAACACTATCACTTGCTGCAAACATGTTAACTCCACGAGAACAAGCTCCACCAGAAGTTCCAACTAAATCATAATAACAAGTCAAAAATGCAAATTTAACAAACTTTTGCTGATTCTGGAAACTACCACCACCAGCACCTGCATTTGTAGCTTCATAATATTTGTTAAATTTGTATTCCATGTTTGGTCCAACTACTTTATGAACATATTCCTTGCCTGGTTCCAATATAATGTTAGTACAATCAGTAGCAAATCGGTTCATCCAGTTTTTACACAAATAAGGAGTCGCATATAAAGTATTAGGAGAAGCAGACGCTAAATTACGCTTATCCTGTTCAGTTATAGATGCATTTCCTCTCTCATTAGTCATTTCATCAATCCAGTGAATAGCGGGATCGATACCGGCTGGAGGTAAAATACTCTTTGGGCTGCAAACATAGAGTTTCAAATACATAACACGTGCTGTATTGTTTTTTAATCGGAAAGTCGTTTCTTGCTTAATAACGTTAACTTTCAAAG